CCCGCTAATGCGCCTTGTCCTTGCGCTACGGGTGCATCCCCGTCGCCAATCTTCGCTCCTTGTATTGAGTTCTTCAATAAAGAATCAAAGACCCTTTCAAACGCTTCATCTTTGAGAATAGAACCCGACCACATGGTAATCACCGTGTTTCGTATCGCGCGACCATTTTCTTTAGTGAGTTACCGTTCTGTTTATCCAACAGCGCGTAACAAGGACATTTAGGTGCAGACTTAGAACATTCCATTTTGTCTTTCATCATGCACACACAAGGGGTTTTCTTAGTTGCGCCGCAACAGCATTTATCTTTCATTTCTTCTTGCCTCCTTTCTTCTTACCCGTTCCGACTTTACCTTGACAAACCTTCACAGCATATCCATTAGCGTAAGCCGACGGGTAAACATCATACTTGCGCTTAGCCGCCGCTTTACCTTTAGGGCATAACTTCTTTTCCAACACCCCAAACGCGATGTTGTTGCATACGCAATGATTACAGTCACATTCGCTCAACAGTTCCACCTCTTGAGTGATGCGCCTTTTGGAGTGAGTTTACCGCCTTTACTTGTAGCACCTTTCATACCTCCCATCCGCGCGCAAAATGACTTACGACGCTTCGCTGATTTACTACCGGGTTTGAGTGAACTTGGTTTCTTGGTGACAGGGGGTTTGAGGTTCGCACCTGTTTTGCGTTTAGCGGCGGCACGACCTTTAGCATTCAATCCACCCTTCTTACTGTGCTTGTTTGGATTGTAACCGTGAAACGGTTTTGACTTCTTCTTTGCTTTCAGCATCATAAATGCTATCTCGTCGGGTGTGCAACAGTCGCAATAATCTTCGTTCAATCAATCAACCCCGCCATCATATCATCAATGTCAACTATGCGCTCGCGGAACTCGGTTGTCCCCCAATGCGCTAAGGCAAGCGCGATAGCAAAGTCATCGTGGCGACCGATGCTATCCAACTTGCCCTTCTTTGACATGCCGAACATAAGTAGTTCCCGTTCTAACTCGCTCATAAGGGTTCGGGAGTTCTCATCGCCCCACGGCAACCTCAATTGCTCTTTCTCAAAACGCATAACTAATCCCATAAGAAGAGATTCTCGGCGTTGCCGAGTTGAAATGAATGTCTTAATTGGTAAGTCTGTGTCCGCGCGTAATTCAGTAGCGAACACACGCTGAAAATTGTTCGCTTCAAGTTCTATTACATCGGGCGCGAACTTCGCGTTGAGTTTTTGAATCTCCATAATCTGTGTTCGGAAATCCATATTCTTTCTGCGAACTACATGAACCAACTCAAGCAATTCGGGATTGGTTGAAGGACGACGAAGCACCACCATAACAGTGTAGTCAGCCGACCTGTCCGACGAAATAGCCGGGTCCCATCCGACGAAGTATTGGTCATCGGGGTCGCCATCTGCGCGATTGATAATTCGCAAATCGCTATCTTTCGCGGCTTGAAGAACTAACGAAGGGAATAAACTGCTCATGTCATCCATCGGCTCACATAGATATTCGCGAGCAAACGCAATAGCGGGCATGTCATTTCTGCGCGCATCAAGAGAATCTAAGTCCCAACGCTCCGGCCAAAGCGCGACACCTTGCGTATTGATAGCAGGGTATGTCTCAACAAGGTAGCCTTCGCGCTGTTCCAACTCCGTGTAAAGGTCAGTTGGTGTAAACGGCGTTCCAACAATCATCAGTTTAGATGTGTGGTGAAGTGTAGGAACAAGAACCTCATAGAACCAACTCGCGACTCTTTGAAGTTCGGTATCTGTTGTCCCCCACAGAATATCGTCGCATAGAATGAGGTCGGGGTGAATACCACGAATAGCACCACCAACAGACTTCGCGCTGATGTTTGAGCCATTACTGAAACCAAAGAATGTCTTTGACCAAGAATCGGCTTTCTTCATGCGCGCCATGAAAGGTATTCCATCTATGAGGTCATTGAGTGTCCTCATGTGATGTATGGATTGGTGCAGACTGTGACTGATAAGAACCGCTTTGCATTTAGGATTGAACGCGACTTTCCAAAGCAAGTAGCCGAGGAACAGCGTTGATTTACCGTGGTCACGCGCCGCTTTCACACAGTATCGTCGTTGTGATTCAAGATTATTATACCATTTTTCGTGGTGGTGAGATAACTGAAAACCAAGAATGTCTTCAAAGAAGAACTTGAAGTCGCGCTTAGCAACTTCGTAGTCAATCTCTTCAACAGTTTCAAGGCTTAAGCCCTCCATAGGGCATCATCACCTGTGCTTCAAAATCATGAGTGCATTCCACGCGCTATCAATAGGGTCTTCGGAAAACTCCATCTGTGTCGGCATCATAGGCTCTTTGGGTTTCTTTTCAGTAAGTGTAGGTGCAGGTGGCTCATCCGGTGTGGATGGCTCATCCGGTGCAGATGCGCCGGGGTCTTCGCCTCCGCCGCCTGTCAATGTAGGCGCAGGGGATGAAGCGTCACCGCCACCAAAGCCGCGTCGGTCAGCGTGTTGTTGAGCCATTCTCCTTTGATATGCGGTCAATCTTCGCTTACCGCCACTCTTTGTAGGAACGGCTCTCATCGCCCCTTCTAATCCACCCATGTCGTTTCCGGTGAAGTTTCTCATCGCATCAACAAGCGAGCGAGAAGTTCTTCCTCGCGTTGTGTTTGCCGCGCCGAACTCTTTGTTTCCGTCATGGCCTTCTCCCGAAAAGTTCGCGTAAGCGTCTTCTTCGGGTTCGGGCATTGGTGTGTCGGTTTGAGCCGCTTCAACAGCCGCCGGTTCTGCGCCTCCCGCAACTGCTTCGGAAGGTGTAGGCATAGGTGATGCCTCTTCGGGCATTGCCGTTTCCGGTGAAGTTTCAGTCATTGTAGGTGCAGGTGAAGTTTCAGTCATTGTAGGTGCAGGTGAAGTTTCTTCTTCTGCCGCGGGTGGAGTTTCAATAGCCCTGTCTTGAGCCTGTTTATCTCCGATTTGTCTAACCCTGTCGCGGAAACTTCTTTTCGCGTCCGGGTCATTGAGTTTCTCATTGATGCCGCCTTGTGACTCCATCAATTCAGCCAACTTCGCTTGTTGCTCATCAGTTCCGGGCAACTTACCTGTTGCCGCATTACCGCCATGCATTGTATTTTTCAAGTTGCGTATCTCGTCTTGATTGTCTCTCAAACTACCTTCATTGCTGATACGCCCGCGTTTTGCGGCTCGGTTTTCAGCGTATGCCTTTGGAGCGTTTTTGATACCTTGTGCTAATCTTGACATTCTTCCGCGGAATCCTTCTTTGGCTGAACCGTCTGCTTCGCGACCCATTCTGCCGGAGAAGAAATCTTTTGCCGCGCCAAGAGCCTGTTTGCCTCCTTCTTTTGCCGCGTCATATCCGCGACCGGCCATATTCATAGCACCTGCCGCACCTGCCGCCATAGCAGGTCCGGCTGTATCTCGCATGTAGTCGCGAGTAGCACCTGCGGCTTGCTTGCCTCTTGCCGCACCGCGACTTGCAATATCTGCAACTTTCTCACCTGCGGTGATAGGTTGACCTGCATCCGCGCGGTCTTGTAAGTTTTGAGTTTTGCGTCGTTGTTTGATTTCAGCGCGATTTGCTCGCCCTTCGCGGCGCATATCGCGACCGCTTGTTTGGCGATAGTTTTGTGATTGGTCCATCATCACGCCGCGCGGAGCATTGCCTCCAAATTGAGTTGCACCACCTGTTGCCGCAAGCGGTGTCCCCACCTGCTGTGCTTGTTGAGGTTGTTGTGGTTGAGTTGGTTGAGGTTGAGTTGGTTGAGGTTGTTGTTGAGGTTTCTGCACCATCGCCGCCGCCGGATTCTTGAGAACCATTTCTTTGAGAAGAATGTCGGGATGAGTTTGATTAACGCTTGACATAGCCTTTAGAATAGGCGCGTAAGAAGTATCGCTATCATCAAACAGAACATAGTTTGCCTCTTGCAAAGTGTGTCCTTTCTTATACATGTATTCCATCGTTCCGAGGATTACACCGTCATTCATCATGCTACTATTCCATTCTATTTCGTCCTCTATATCCATTATAAGACCTCCATGCATGACGCTTTGATAATGTTAACCACATCGCGTCTTACTTGAAAATGTTTCGCTATCCTATCCCAATCTCCAATACTCATCGCGATTGCGCGAATATCGGCTGATTCAAGGTCAAGTTGTTTCGCTAATCGCGACATGTCGTTGGGGTTTCTCGGATTGAGATTCTTGTTCGCGACAGACTTCATGATGCTCGCATCCTCCCAAGTGTCATGTCTTTGAACGCGTTCCATGATTGTCGCGATTGCACCCATTGGGTCATCTTCGGAAAACTTGAATTGGTTGGGGTCAAACTGCGGGGCGAATGCAGGGAATGGTGAGAAGCCTCCACCTCCA